TAGGTCGTCACCCACGTTGAACTTGTACGAATCGTCCATCGTAACATAGACGTACTTATCAGTTGTCCCAGAATCAGCAACAATGTAAGCACGACCAGGGTGGTCTTCAGCGCCTGTGAAGGTTGTGGGATTGTATGGAAGTAGCATCCCAGCCTTCCCAGCGGCCGAAAGATTTTTGGCAAGCATAGATCCTTGTTCGATCCAGCCGTAACCAGCCATCAAAGTGACCGGAACCTTCAGAGCGGCCTGGGGATTGGAAAAATACAGGCGCTTGTAATCAGTCTGAACACCACGAACTACTTGCGGAATGTCAAGAGAAAATCTTGATCTAGTTGGCATAAGTTTTCACCTCCTTACATCTTTTCGTTCAATACTTGGTTATTGGTTAGGTTGTTGGTTAATCTGTTTTCGGGACCTCAACGCCTGACTTTTTCACCAGGCGAGCAGCAATCGATGTATTCTCTTCGGCGAGGGCTTGTACCTCTTTCCCCGGTGTGTCAACATCTTTCTCGGAGAAGCCAGAACCGATCACTGTCTCAGTCACACCCTTGTCTTCCCAGTCCTTGATCTCTGCGGCGACGGCCTCGGTAAATCCAGCATTGTCAAATTTTTCGTCTTTGACAAACTTCGAATACTGAATCATACCACCCACCTTCTGATGCAGATGGACAGGAATGCTGCTGTCAGCAAGACTATTGGCCCAAATGCGGTCGGCAGAAGCCTTGAACTCATTCTCCTGGCGAATGACATCATTTTTTTCCAGCTTGATGACGCGGTCGGACATTGCTGCATTTTCGTCCTTTGCCGCAGTCAGCTTGGCATTCAAATCGTCACGCTCAGTAGAGAACTTGTCCTCAACTGTCTTAATAGCCTCGTCCACAATTTCTTGAACCAGATCAGGGTGATCTTCCATAAGCTCTTTCTTATTCATCGCTTTTTTCACCTCCTTCTTTTTCGTTTTATGGTTAACATCGCTTGCATTTTGGTTAACATCGCTTGCATTTTCAGCAAGTATTTTGCTCTCCTCAAAAGAGGTAAATTCTATTTCATCTCTTGAGAAAGCGGAAGCCTTCGTTTTCGTATCCCATCCAAAGACACAAACAGACATCTCTTTGAACTCACACTGACGCCAGATGCTCCCAGGACCCTTCAGAGTGAACCCATTCACTTTCGCTGAGGCATCTTCTGATAGCCTCTCCACATTCGTCGGTTTCGCATATATACTAGAATGATAAGGGAAACCTTCCTGGGACAGCTTAATGAACTCTTCAGCAGAGTCAGTGCTTAGGAACTTGGCATTATCAGGAGCCATCAATTTTCCATCTTCAATGATAGGCTTGCCAATGACTGCCACTTTCAGATCCGTGTTATGATTTTCAAGGACTGGATACTTGCTCTCTTTGAATTTCATCCCCTCGAGGTCAATAACAAGATCATCCCAATACCAATGATCTTTAATGATCCCACCTGAATATGCTACCATCTTCAGTTTGGGAATCTTTTTGTCTCCATCCTCTGCCATCTCAATATGAGCATGACATCCTTGATCGATGAACCTCAGTGCCCCTTTCGGTACTTTGGTCTCCTCTTTCATGACGAATCCTTCCTTTGCAAATTTTGAGTTATTTGTTTAGAGCCTTTTCCTTACGCAAGCTCTCGTCCAAGTCCCTATGCAAACAACGATATTCATCCTGCCACGCTGGAGGCATATCTCGAACATCCTTCCCGTATAGCAATTCAATCTTAAAGATTCTGTCCCGATATGAATTGATCTCCTGTGATACGATAAACCGATCCACCTTTACTTCGACCCGCTTCAGATCCTCAGCCTTTGCAAGTGTCGTGTCTACAGTATAATAGATGCCGAAGACAGAGGCTAATACTAATAGAACCCCTATGACACAATATACATTCTTTGCATATTTAAGGAAAGCTGACATCTTACACCTTATTGGTATGTTCGTACCAATCTATGTGGACAGTCGCTGGATCCGTATCAGTTCCAAACAGAGATAATTGATATTTTGTATTTTGCTTTAGGATGATCTCATCCCGATCTGATCCTATTGTCCCACTTACTTTACTTCCACCTGGAATGTAATCATCCCACAATGTCACTCCACCTGTCGCCAAAGTTGCATCATAACTTACTTGTCCAGCGGTACCATCAATTGCAAGTGCTGTGGAAACATTAGGACTATTCCGCTGATGATTCAAAAGTGAAAATTTCCCTGTTGGAGAGGCTGCACCACCCGTTGGTGCTTCGATCAACCGCAAACGCCATCCACCAGTTCCAGTACCATAAAACGTAAAATGCTCCCATACCGCAGTATCAGGAGTTACCCAAGTAAGGCTGATCGTATCGTCTGGAGAAGTGAGTGCTCCCAAACTTGGAACACTATAATTCCTATAAAACCGTTTACCTTGATGAGCTTCATGATGTGGGTAACTCATAAACAAGGCCGCCCAAGTCGTTGCGTCAAACTTCAAGATCCTATCAAACGCATCAACAATAAGCCTTCCCTTGTCCATTAAACTCAGTCGTCCCATTCTTTTACTCCTTTGGCCTTCGCTTCAACACAGGCTTTTTCTTCTCAACATTTTTAACCTTTGGTTTTTCTAAATTTTTCTCTTGGATAGATTCAGCGTCCACCCCAGCTTCATATTCGAGTTCTGGATAGAGTGCATCCTCTGTAGCCTTGTCAAGTCTGGCTTGATCATAGTTACCAACTCCTATCCTTTCAGCGACCCATTTATTCGAGACACCAAGCTGTTCTGCCATAGGTCCGTGTTTGACGCCGAGGAGACCCTTTGCTCTCGCCTCCATATCGATGACATCACTAACTGGGTAGGATATTTGGATAAGTAGTTCGGGACGTTTTTTAACAGTCTTAAAGATGGGCTTTTTGTTCTCAAACCGTACGGCCCTCTTTACCTTGAACTCTGTCTCAAACTCAGAGACAACAGACTTAAGGAAGAATATACTTCCCCAAAAGTCATGGCGCAAAAAACGATCAAAATAAGCAATCTCATCAGAGGTTCGGTCAGAGAAGGGTCCACGTGTAGCCTTAACGGAAGAGAACGTCCCCTTGGAAGTCCCAGTCAGCACATCCTCAGGCTCATTCAATCCCGAAGCTACTAACTGCATGATATCCGTATCTTCATCCTTAATCTGAGGTAGGGTGGGGCTCACTGCCTCAACTGACATACCTGGGGGAAGTATCAATCGGCCCCCAGGTGTCAACTTTGCACCAACAGCAGTCTTCCGCTTCTCATCGTCAGAGAGACTTAACCAAGTCCTAAACGCCTTAATATCGTCAAAGCTGAAGACCCACACATAAGAGCCACTGGCTTTCTTATGGTCAATTTCGTACTTCTTCAGGGTTTCGTAGTGATTAAGCCATTCAAGCACGGTTCGAAGGTAACTCACAGCTCGGCGGGTCATGAACCCCCTGTCCCAACCAACGATGAATTTACGATATCCACCCGTCTTTTTAAACTTTTGTGCCTTACTTTTGCTGTTTACTTGCAAAGAAAGCCCAAAATCTTTGTGTTTTGCCGCTAAACGCACTAAATCCGGGTATCTGGCGATGAATATGGAAGGAATCTGCTCAGAGAGCTTGTCTTTCGTTGTCCCTCCGGTCATTTTCTTCTTTTCCTCACCCGTTTTTCTTATATTATAGAACAAAGGCATCATTGGTTTGTTCGGATGGTAAATAATTCCAGAGTTCGCATCTCCACCATACGCAACAACTCCTGGGTCAATGAAGTCAACTTCCACAAACCCATCCAAGTGCACCGTAAGGCAGAGAAACAACTCACCTTCAATATTATATCTACCAATGAACTTGGGCCAAAAGTTGTAAAGCCTGTTTCTCGGATCAAGCTCGATCTCTTCAATGGCTTCCTGAATCTTACTCACCAATCCACATGAAGTGCCGAACCCAAGTCCAGTCAGTCTTCCCACTATTCCCCTAACAGAGGTATTTACATGTGGATTAGTATGGAACTTCGAGAAACATTCTTGTTGGAGTTGATCACGATCATAGGAAACTGCATCCTTCTTGGCTCCACCGATTGGGAACCCGTCAGCATCCTCTTCATGGCCTGAGGTACTGGAACTGCTGTACTGCCAAGGAGCACTGAATGATATTCTCTGCAATACTTCGTCAGGGACATCATTCAATGCAACTCATCGTGGGACATCTTATTTTGGGGTGCCTGGATTATCTTAGCCATTATCCCTTCCTAAAAGTTAATCCTTATATTCTGCTACTTAACATAGTGGAAACAGCCTTGTCAAACAAAAAATTCAAGGGTTAAGCGTAGGTAGCATGTAAGTCCTTGTTTTCAATGAATAAACCGAAGCTTTCAATTCCTTTTCGAATCCTGAAGTCATCAACACCCTTCATACGTGGTCCGTAGAACGCCCAGCAAAGCGAGAACATGAAGTCATCTTGGATACCGTACTTCTCAAATTTCTCTATACTCCCAAACCATCTCTTCTCGGCGTCATGTTCAAATACTCCCATCTCTTCATCTCTTATATCTTCTTTCTTACTCCCTGCGACTGCGAGAGTAGGACATTTGACTCTCCCTTCGCGGGCTGCTTCGAGTACTTGCTTGAACCCGTCTCTTTGACGATCATACGTAGGGAAGATGGGCTGGAATTCGATACTTCTTTCCTCACACCATACTTCCATGTCCCAAGCACCGTATCGCTCAGAACAGATGACATCGATACCGTCATACTCAGTGTGGGCCTCTTCTAAGATGCTCTTAACTGTGTCTCCGCTGTGATTGTCAACATTCTCGACTACAAGTAAGCAGTATAGATATTTTGGCGCGGTCTCGGCCGTAAGGTATAGATGGGGATTGCTTCTTGACCCTGGCAAACCCTTGGCTAAGACGATGGTCAGAGTTCGAGCCAACCCCCGTACTGCGTAAGGGTCGCCAAAGTCAAGTCCCGCACTGATTAACCAATCCGTATCAAAGATGTTTCCAAGTGCAATAAGATCATCGATAGTGGCTCTATTAGTACCACCGTATCTGTTCTTTAATAGATAGACAGTATCGATGGGAGTCAAGGAGTCATATATCTCCTGGATTTTCCCTTCAGTCTCCATTGCCCCATCAGCAAAGCCTTTACCTGCTGTGTCTGCCATTACTTCTATAAGATGGTTCTTCTCTTCCAAGGCCTTCAGCATGGGAGCAGTGTTAAGCAGTTCTCCTCCCATCCCAATGTACTTAGTAGCCTCAACCATCTCATCTGTGAAGACCTTCTGGGTGCCCGCTGACCATAGATTTAAAAAGTATCGTTCATACTCACCAAAAGGGAACTTGATTCTATAGTCGTTCAGTTGGTCAGCATCCATGTTAGGGTTCCAGTAATCTTCTGGCAATCCCTCTTTCGAGTACCGATAACTGAAGAAGACAGTCTTAGTTTTCTTTTGGATGAATGAGGTGTAGAGCGAATATAGGATGTGGGTCTTCTCGGACACTGTCGAGTCGATAACGCCCATAGCGTTTGGGATATTACGAATCGACCCATCTAATTGCACAAAGAACTTGGGCTTCTTCATGTCAAATATTTCGGAGAACGTGTAGCCGGTGATGTTGGAGACAATACCCGAGAACGATGAGATAGATCGAATGATGGAGCGTATGTTCCCATCTCCATCTTTTAATCGTATCTCCTTCTCTTGTATGTTCCTGCGGTGCCCGATCAACTCGAACAGTTTCGGGCTATTAAGAATGATGTCCCGCATGATGTCGTAATGGACGAACTTAATCTGGTCTCTGGAATTGGCCCCGAGCATGATCTGTTGCCTTGGCCAATTGTAGAACTTCCAAAGCTGGATGAGGCAAGCAAGCAATGACTTACCTTCCCCACGCATCCAGCACAACACGATCAGCTTATAGATGAACCGTTGGTTCTCCATACGGAGAGCCTCTTTAAGCATCTCCTTCTGTTCATCCCATATGTACTTATACGATTTACCTGTCTTAGGATTAGGGGTATCTGGAAGCTCTCCCATAGGGTACCAGACAGCAATATCTGATCCTTCTGGGTAGATGGGGACGTGGACGAACTCATCACACCACTTTCCCATGCCCTCCCCGCCGTCGCGGTATCCAATGGGCTCTGGTTCTGGAGTAAGCCCCCTTCGTTTTAATCGCTGAATAGGCTTCCGAAGCACCAGCTTCTTCTCCTGATCGACAGGTGGTCTCCCTCTTCTCTTCAAGGGTGTCTTTTTAGCAACTCCCGAGTTTGATTGCATAAACTTTTTTCCTTTTTCCTAGGCTTGAATACGGGCATACATCTTTTGTAAACGCGGACCCCTTATAAGTGAACAATGACTTTTCCATGAGCGGACAGCCACTACTTTTTCCTGATTGGCGTCACATTCGCCCCCATTGAGGCAAACGCTTCTTTCTCCATAGCGTCATAGTAATTAGGCTTAGCAGTGCTAAACCCTGGTGTGGCAATAGCCGCACCCTTCACCCCTATTGACTTCCACACTTGGTCTATCACCTTTATGATCTCACGCATTTCCTTATAGATAGGATTGACTTGCATGGTACCTCTGGATGTCATGGTCACCGCATCGAGAATCCCTATCTCCTCTATCTTCATCTTACACAGTGTCTTGTACAGTGGGATTATGTGCATACCTACCTGGTACCGCTGGACTGAAGTCATATCTTCTTGGGCATCGTACAGCACTAAAGACGCGGCCCGAAGGTACTTCTTCATTATCTTGCAATCATCACCTTCTTTAGCGTGTTCGAGGAATGGGCACCGTTCTTTGGCAGGACAGTTATCCAGCCTACACTTTTGTGCCACGTCCCAGGTGTAGGAGACTTCACCCTTATCATTGGTTCCCTTCACAATGTTCATGGACCCCAATTTCATGCTGTGTTGTACGGGTAGTTTAGGGTTAGATCCTTTAGGTCGTCCTCTGGGTCTTGCCATGT